TGTAATGTTATAAAGTATAAATCTTGATGAATATTGTTAAAAGATAATATCTCTTTAAGTCCGTTAAGGATTTCATCTTGTCTTGGTCTTATAACTACCTTATCCATTAATACAGATGCTGTTCTTAATTCTTCTGCATTGTTACCAAAACCTGTATTATCTTTAATACCTAATAATATAGGTGATACAATCTTGTGACCTAACATTATCTTCTCTCTTGCTTCATCAGATAAGAATTGATATTGTGCGTGTGCATCTGGTAAATGTATAGGCTCTATAGTAGCTTGGCTTTCTTTATCGTCATTAAAAGCAATCATAGCTTTACCACTATTAGATGTACCACTAAACTTATCGTTAATCTTATTCTCTATTAACTGTTGAGTTTGGTCATCTGGTACACCATTATTAAAGTTGATAAATAAACTTGGTGCTAAACCATTCTGTATATTACTAATATGATATTCACTAACTTCTCCTTCTAATTCAGCATACTGTAAACAAGAATGATACTCTGTAGGTGCATAGTAATAGAATTTAGGTTTATAAGGTTTGAATATATATAATTCATTCAATTCTTTAGCACTACCAAACCCAAATGAAGGTATTGGTTTTGTTTTATCTCCTTTCTTTTTGTTACTCCAATTAGGATGATAGTGCCATTTTTTTATGATACCTTCTTGTGCTTTGTTTGCTCTCAATGTTTCCATTGGAAAGTGAGAAACCTTTAGTATCTTAGTTTTACCTGTATTGTATGTTATCTGTAAAGCACCTTGACCTAATAAGTAATAATCCTTAATTAGCTTCTTTATTTCAGCAGGTCTAAGTAAAGACTTCATTTTTACATATTGCTCTGGAAAGTCATCAGAATTTAAAGATTCTAACCCTTTACCAAAAATCATATCAGATATACCATTAATACAGGTAGCATTAGTAGGACTGTTTAGGTATAAATCACACACTCTATCAAAGTAATCATTATCTTCACCAAAGCAAACATAATCATCGTTATATTCTTCTTTAATTACTGGTGTCTGATAAGATGATAGACTTAAAAATCTAACATTGTTTTTAAACTCTTTTTTATCGCTCATATTATATCACGTAAGTATTATCGTCTACAACCTCTGTATATTTGTTTTGAGATTGCTTATGTTTTGTTGTAAAGTCTGTTTGAGATGTAACATAAAATTTATCTCTATAAAATAAACTACCACCTTTAGTTAATGTTATAGAATACCCAAAACCTTCCTCTAATATTGCAGATGAAAATAGAACTTTAAAATAGTTACTTAATTCAGTTACATTTAAGTTGTTTATAGTTTCAGTTGTATTTTGTCCATCTTTTCTTATAACCATAGTAACGTCATTATAAACTGCAAGAACAGATGAAGTACAAGAAGAACCTTCTACAGTTCCATTATCTCTCTTAACCCTTCTCTCAAAGTCCAAATTAGAAAGGTCTAAGCCTTCTCTTGGAATAATAAGTATTTCTTGTTCAGATGTAATAGGTTGTACTATTTTCATTTTTTTAAACTATCTAATGATATAACGAAATATAAATTTTTTAGTTCGTCTTAAATAGAAAAACCCCTGTAAATCAATACAAGGGCTAATCAAATTGGAAGTAAAAGAAATATTACGAACCAGTAACAACAGTAAAACCAACTGCTGATAATGTATCTCCTAAGAAGTTTGCAGGTACTTTTTCCATTCCTGTAAACGTTAATGTATATCCGTTAAATTCTCCCATACCACTACCTGTAGCGATAGAACCTCCTGTAACGTCCATTCCGTAATTTAATCCTGCTAAAAGGAAGTTTCCGTTGTTATCTTCAATGATAACGTGAGGATGTCCGTAAGACAACATCTTAATTGTCTGATGGTCTTCTTTACTTAATTGTGGTAATTGTAACTCTAATACTTGTTCAAAGTATGTTGTTCCGTTTTCTCTACTTGATGTAGGTGTTTCTGTGTAAGAAGATGCACCTCTTACTTCAAATTCGTAAGCAGATGGTGTTCCCGAAACAGTATCGATAACATCGGTATCTGTTGCATCGTAAGCAATATCACCTAAGTCGCCATTGTTTACAAAATACACTTTATTGATACCACCTACTTTATCTTTGCAAGGTTCTAATCTACCTCTTGATATATCGCACGACATAATTTTTTTGTTTTTTATTGTTAATTAAAAAAGGGCAAGTAGATATTTTTTCTCTACCTACCCTTATAGTTTTTATTATAAGCTAATTATTAGTTAGCTCCGTTTACGATTCCGTAAGTTACGATATCCTCTGCAACACCGTACTGAACACCTGCAAGAAAACGCATAATTACTCTTACATTCTTAGAACCATCTAAGTCAGCCATATCTAATAATCTCACTTCATTCCAATCAGAAGCGATAGAAGTACCAAACCATAAGTTAGACTTTTCAGCTAAAATCATAGTGTTAGCAGGTAATCCGTTTGCCATAAATATGTTTACACCTGCAAATTGTAATCCCGAAAATGCTTGGTTTAAACCTTGTGCATTGATACCATTAGCACCTTGACCTTGTGATGCAAAACCACCTAAAGCGATTGCATAAGACTTATAAACATCTTGTGAAACGTATAAAGAAAGTTCTGGTGAACCAAATAATGCCTTTGGAATCTCTGCATATACCTTACCCATTTCGTCGATAACGTTAGCAGCAGTTACAGTAGTTCCTGCAACTTCTTGTGCAGCAGGTAAGTTTGGGTCAGCAGCTAATAATGTAGCGAAACCATCATAGTTATCTGCACCATCAACACCAGACCAAATAGAGTTCTCGTTAGTTTGTGCTACTTTAGCAGCTACATACTGTAAGATGTACTCTTGAATAGTAGAAGGCATATTTCTATGAGCAGAACCACCCATTTGATATCCATTCCAATCATTAAACCAATCAGTCTTACATAACTCTAAGTTTACTTGAAACTCTTTAGGTTCAATAATTCTTTCTGTAGATGTGATAGTAGAAGTATCTGAAAAATCACAGGTAGCACCTTTAATTAATCCATCAGTTTCTAATCTTCTTACAACCTCTTTACCTACGATGTTAGGTTTAAAAGTGATTGCGTCTTGAGCAAGAGTGTTTCCTGCTAATAAAGCTGCAGAGATAATTTGATTTTTCGATTCCCCTGCATAAGTAGTTGTTATACTTGTAGTTGTTGCCATTTCTTATTTTTATTTATTATTCAACATTTGATAAATTCTTTCTTGAGGTGTCATAGATGCGAAAGGTTTACTAAATTTAACTTCTTTCTTTTCTACTACATTTTCTGGAGAATGTACAATCTCCTTAACCTCACTTAATTCTACCTCTTCCTTAACCTCTTCTTTTTGAGATGCTAATTCTTGTGGCACTTCTTTAACTTCTTTTTTAGCTTCTTCTAAAAATGCTTTAAACATATTCATAAACTTACTTTCAACTTGTGCAAGTTCTTCTTGTGTAGCATATTTTACTTCAACCTTAACTTCTTCTTCTTGTTTAGGCTCTTCTTGCTTCACATCTTCGTTTAAAACAACTTCATCTTTAACTTCAATTTCTTTAGTCTCTTTCTCTACAGAAAGACCTAAGACTTCCTTAATTTTGTCTAAAGTGTTTAATTCTTGATTCTTCATTGTATTAATCTGTTTTATAATTATATAACGTTGTTACTTTTTTATTATATCGTTTTTATTCTATTTTTTGTATTTTTCCAATACCTTGCTTCCATATAGGGTGTGCTTTACACCTCTTTTTTCTATTGTTATCACACTTATTTGTGTAATTTCCTTTACAATAACAGTATTCTGCGTATTTACTCATATTACTTAAACGTTATCTCAAACTTATTGTCTGCGTAAAAGTTTCTTACAAAACTCAAAAATTCTTCCTCTGTTCCGTAAACATAGTCTATATTAATAACTGTGTCAACGTTTATAGGTATATTGCTTAATTTTAAATCATCAGCTAAGATGATGTTGTTATCTTGTCTAAAACTGTCAGCAGGGTCTGCAAACAAGAAATTTAATATAATATTAACTGTTTTTGTAGCACCATTACTAAACTCTACAACTACATTCTGCAAACCATAGTCTAACTCTATTTGATTTGGCATTACTGCTGTAAATTGAGAAGGTCCTGTTAATTCAAAGTATTCAGCTAATATTACTCTTTTTGTGTTTTTGTTAGTTATCATTTAAAATTATCTCCTTTATTTTATTAATTAATATTTCTTCTTCGCTTTGTT